GAGGCAAAAACATACGCTAAGAACATTAAAGACAAGATCAACAAGATTGATACCTTTGATTATGCTTGGTAAAATTAAAAAAACATTCTTTGAGTATTGGGTAAAACCATGGCACTCATTGTAAAAAACAAACTATGCCAGCAACTAGTAAAGCACAACAGAGATTAATGGGAATGGCTTACGCTTATAAAAAAGGTGAGCTTGATCCTAAAGAGGCCAGCCAGGAGGTAAAAGACTTAGCAGATTCTATGACGCTTAAACAGCTAAAGGATTATGCAGAGACAAAGCACGAAGGCTTGCCAGACAAAGTGGACGACAATCTTCAACCAGGAGATGTTGGTGGAATGGGACCAATCAAATTCCCAACAGCAACTGAATACGGCTCTGGTGATGTTCCTGCAGGCCAAGGCGATGCAGAAGAGGAATATGAAAAAAAGAGAAGAAAAATGAAACACTTAAAGAACTTTGAATCTTTCGTGAATGAAGCATATGACGGTAACATGTCAGACTTCAAGTACGAGTTTCCAATGAAGTTTGAAGAAGTAACAGGTAATCCAGAAAAAGCTATCAAGAGAATAACTAAGAGTGGTAAAGGTTACGAAGTTAGAACCTCAACTTACATGAGTGAAGATGAAATGAAAGCTGTTGGTACTGTAATGAACTTGGATCTAATCAGTTATAATAAAGGCAGCAACGTTGCAATTACAGTTTACGAGTCTAAAGTCGACGAAGAATACGTTGAACTACCAAGCATTGATGTACCTTCAACTGATCTAATTGAAGCATTTAAACAATGGTATAAAGATACTGCTGACAACTGGGAAGACTTTAAAAATGATATGGCTGAAGATTCAGTTGATGAAGCAGCTAAAAATGCTCAGATGGAAATCTTAGCTAACCTATCAAATGAGATGAACCTTGTAATTAAGGATAGAAAGTTCAAGGTTAGAATGGACCTTAAGTAATTGTTAATAACTTTTTGCAAAATAATTGGCCTGACATTTTTTTATGTCAGGCTTTTTTATTATATTTACACTGTAATCAAACTTAAAGTAAATGAGCAACTACAAGAATTTTAATCGACACGAAGTTTACACTTCAGAAATGATGGGCCTACAAAGTAAGATCATGCGAAAGATTGACGAAGCTGCATTCGAACAAAAAAAGAGCATGTCAAATTCACTAAGCAATATGATGTACGGCCTCTACGATGGTTATCTTTACAGTGACCTTCTACCAGAAGCAGAATCTTTCGGCCTAGACCAGGAGTCTATCAACGGTATCAAAGGTTTAATCAAGGCAATCGAAATGCACATTGCCCTTTACGTAGAAACTCAAACACAACACTAAAAATAGAGAACATGCAAGTAGCAGATCAAATTCAAAAAGTAAGAAGCTTAGTCGAAGATTATTACAACAAGAGCCTACAGTGGGATGAAAATATTACTTTTCTTTCAGATCAACAGAAAGAACATATAATCCAGATCGGTACATCAATACTCTGTACAAAATGGGGAGTTGGTTATCCAGGTGGAAGCTTTGTCCAAGCAGTCGTTGACAATGACTTAATGGCAGCTGTTGGTAGAGCAGATGCAACAAACGTTAAAATGTTACCATTCTACTGTAAGTTAATCTACAACATCGGCATGCCAATGGAGCTTGCTGAAGTGGTTAAATAAGAAACACGCCCCCAGACCCAAGCGGGACAACGTCATTCGCGCGTTGCCCCGCTTTTTAGTATACATATCTAAACAAAGTTAAAACTCACCATATAACATCTAAACAAGAATATGAGCGATCTTATAGACAACATCTTAGAACAAGCAGACCAAATCATTAACCACAGATCAGAAGAAAAGAACCGCCAATATGGTCCTTTCGAAGAAGGCATGCGCAGAGCTGCGATGGTCTGTTCCGGTATGACTGGTAAGCAATTCACAGGAGCTGACATGTACGCTGCACTTGTTGCTCTTAAACTGAGCAGACACTCTTATAACTACAAGCAAGATAATTTGCTTGATGCTGCAGCTTATATCGGTGGCCTGGATAACTACATCCAAAAATACGGCTACAAAGAGACTGAAAAACCACTAGAAACTGGCGACGCAGATGCAGGAATTTAAGTACTTTACAGATTATGAGCAAGACCACTCAATTAAGATTGGTATTGCAGCACTAGTTGGCAAATTAAGCCCAAAGGATAGTTCACATAAGTCCGGCTGGGCTTTCATGCTTTGTAATCAACTCTGGCATGCTGGTTTTAAGAATGCTGAAGTTATTACAGAAGTCAATGTAGACTGGGCGGACTATGACGTTATTCTACTAGAACATGGTATGGAGTTTAAAGGTGCTTTCAATATCTTTGGTGGAGCCAACGACGACCTTTACCATCAGCTTAACAGACTCTTTGTTAAAGGTGTAAGATTCTACAGTCTACACCATGATATGCCAGCCGTTAATGAACTAATTGAGAAACGATTAAAGACTGGTACAGATCTATTTAAGACTCTGGAGACCAGAATTGACGAGGCTAAAGAGATCTGTAGTCAAATCCCAAGAGTAGACCACATCGAGAAGACTGATAAACTCTGCTTTGGTGACAGCCACTCTTTCAGTCAGTATTCACCAGGCTACATGTGCAATCGCAACGACGGCCTAACACTCTTCGGCACTCTAAAGCGTGGAATGGAAGAATACGTTTATCCTTGGACTAAAGAACTTAGAGTCTATCTAGGCAACATCGATATTCGCCACCATCTAATGCGCCAAAAAGATCCAGAAAGTGCACTCGAAGGTCTAATGCAGAACTACGAGGCTGAACTTCTAAGAATGCAAGAACGTGGCGTTGAGAAGATTGAGATTGTACAAGCACTTCCAATTGAGAATGAGAGCAGACCTTTACCGAAGACCGGTTATTATAAAGGCACTCCTTTCGCTGGCGCTTGGCAAGAACGTACCGATCTAGTTAAGACCTTTAACTGGTACGTAAATGAAATGGGAGAACGCAATGGCTGGCAAGTCTGGAAGCATCCAGAAGTTTATCTAAACAATTTAGATGAGTTAGACTTTGAAGTTATGGAGAAGCCTAAGTCAGTCCACATTGCTAGAAAATATTATAGATGGGATCTTGTTGAGGATATGCCTAACAAGAACCTAGAAGGTAAAATACACTCAAACGCTTTATTTTAATGGAAAGTAGAATGATTAACAAAAGAGTCCTGATCACAATTACAGGAACTTGGTCTCCATCGCATGCTAAAAACTGGATGGAATGTGAAGCAACGTGGGTTCCACGTTTAAGAAAGATGGGCTTTGACGTCGTCTATCTGATGTCAAATCCACACTTAGATAAACCTTACGAAAGAGTTGGTAATTTCTTCTTTGCAAACTGTAAAGATGATCTAGATTCAATCTATCTTAAGAATCATTACTACATTTCACAGTATGTAAACAAAGATACCGATTATGAATATAGGTTCCACACAGATAGCGATACCTTTATCCACCCAGAAAGATTTGTTAGACTGTTAGAAGAATATGTGAATGAAACACCTAAAGATTGGGTAGGTTGTGTAATACCTTATCCCGGTTTAAACTCATGGCATCACGTTAAACGTGAGATACGACCAGATAGCTGGGATGGAATTCCTCATTATGCTAGCGGTGGTTCTGGATTTTTGCTTTCAAATAAGGCCATGCAAGTTCTGATTGACGAGCTTGATTATGATAACTACATTAATAAAACTAATCAAGAGCCTTGGTTTGATAAAACGTGGGCTTGTGATCTAATAGCCGGTCACTTTCTTTACAAGAATGACATTAATCTATGGCACGATAGTAGAATACTTTTTGAGTCTAAATACCACCATATTATGGCACATCCCAATAATACGGGAGTGCCTTTCGTTGGTGACCAAGATTCATTTATGACCGTACAACACTACTGTAACGGACATATGCGTGAAATCATGGAAATGCTTTATGGTAAAGATTGGGATAAATCTGAAATAAAACATAGCCGTTAAGATAAACAAGAATTATGGCTAAAATTAAAACTAACAGATATTACGAAGACTTTCTCTATTATTACCAGAAAGCTAAAGATCAACAAGCTAAATGTAACCTAGGCTCTATTCCACACCCAGAAAGCGGGATGGCCGATACTCTAATGGAGTACGTTGAACTCTACGACGTAGTTGAGCGCAAGTTGGCAGGTTTTAGTCAGATCAAGAACGATGTATTCTATGGTTGGAGCAAAGAGCACCCATACTATGAAAAGATGCAGGCTGGTAATATTTCAGCTGAGCGTAAAGAAGTAGCTACGAAATGGGACGGCAAGCAGAAAACATTCGGCATGGCTGAATGGTTCTATGTCTTCTTACTACATGCTGTAACCGGTAGTGGTATTAACTATGCTAAGAAACCTTCGGGCTATCACAACTCATTACTCTTCCATCTACATGAATGCGATACGATTGAGGCTATGTGTGAAGTGGTTAAGACGCATTCTAAGCCTTTCTATACTTCGGTTGGGTATCAATTCCCAAAGTTTCCAAAGCCGCCTCAGGCTGAAGCCAGTGGCTTTGTGGGCATGGAGAACTATACACCACAATTCCAGTATAAAAGAGGCGGCGACTATTACCTGTGTGAATTTGCACCTAGACTGGTTCGAGAAATGGCAGACATGATGCAGAAAGAAAACCGCAAGTTTCCACTTAGAGAACTTGGTGAATGGATGTTTGCATGGAATGAGAAGAATGGCCTGAATGCCTACAGATTCCAGTACGCAGCATTCTTGGCAGATATTGCAGACTTCTACCCAGAGTATATTGAGCTCTACAGTCCATTCTACTATGGCACAAATGCAGTTGAATGTATTAGCTATCTGGCAGATCCGGTGGGTAAGATGAACAAGATTGAATTCTTAGACGAAGTGATGTTGCAGATCAACCGAGATACCGGCGGAAGACCATACGACGCAGAAGATGTTGCATGTGATTATATCCGTTGGGTTGAGAACTACGTGCGGCCTGGTGCAGCATATGACCATCTGGACTATGATAATCTATGGAACTCATCCAATATTAAAGACCATCCATTTGGTAGACAGAAAGCAATGTTGGAACTGGGTATTATCGAAACCTTTAATGGTATGAAACACCACCCATCAGATGATAAAGTTATTGCCGAGGCCGGTATTACAGTAGAACAGTATAAAAATATGATAAAAGAACACTATGTCGCATAATAAACACACAGAATTATTAATCAACCAGGATTTAAACTTGATGATGCCCAATCGCCAAGCTTGGCTAGATTTAGCTGGAGACTGGCAAGACCCATTTCCAGATCCAATAGTTACAGAGCACAATGGCTTTAATGTGGTTAGAGAGGATATGATGGGCTTTGGTTCTAAATGTCGTTTTGGAGACATTCTAGTCAGTACATGTGAGAAGGACACTCTAGTCTATGTGCAGCCTAGATACGGCTTTGCTGGTATCTCACTGGCTTATCTAGCTAAAAAGTATAACAAGAAGCTTGTTCTATTTAGCCCTAGCCAACAGGAGATCTCAGACCATCAAGCAATCTGTATTGAGCGTGGCGCTGAGATGAAGTTTAAGCGGATTGCAGCAATGCCAGTCTTAAACGCACATGCTAAGAAATGGGCAGAAGAGAACGATGCTTTCTTCATTCCATTAGGACTTAAACATGAACTAGTGACTGCAGCAGCGGTTAAAGTTGCTTATGATCTTGCAGAAAAACACGGCTATCCGCAAGAGGTTTGGTCGGCTATTTCAACCGGAGTTCTATCAAGATCTTTACAGATTGCATGGCCGGATGCAGACTTCCATGGAGTCGCAGTTGCTCGTAACATACAGAAAGGTGAAAGAGGCAGAGCTAAGCTATGGTCACATCCAAAGGCTTTTACACAGAATGTTGATCCAGAATTTTACCCTCCCTTTCCATCTGCACTAAACTACGACGCTAAAGCTTGGGAATTCATGCAGAAGCATGCCAGCCCTGGAGCCTGGTTCTGGAACGTTGGTGGAGACCCGAAACCAGAAGATCCAATGACCAAAGTAAACACTAATTCTTACAGAGATTGGGGTCAAGTTTTAACGGAAGACATGTAAACAAAAGATGATTAATCTATAATACTACAAAGAAATAATATGGCAAACACAGATAATAAATGTTCGGATCTTGACGTGGCAGATTTCCACTCAAATGCAGATGACACCTTTGGCTTGATCTTTAACAAGCAGAAAGAATTACAAGAGCGTCTTGGCTTTAACTTTGAAGGTTGGACAATCAAAGAAATCGCTGACTTTTGGATGGTTAACAAACATGCATTAAGTGACGAACTCAACGAGATGTTTGATGCCCTAGGCGGTATCAACGATGGTATTGGTAACGCAGGCTGGAAGTATTGGAAGCAAGACAATGCGAAAGCTGCTAACATGAAAATTGAAGATCTATCCGAAGCAGACAAATTAGAACTCTTTTATGAATGGATTGACGGACTACATTTTTACATGAACTTTGCAATAGCAATTGGTATGACTAGTAAAGATGTTGTCAATCTATACATGGCGAAGAACGCAGAGAATCATGACAGACAAGAAAGAGGCTACTAATTTAAAACAGGATAGAGTACATGCTATTAGACATTGAGCAGAAAGAAAATGAAGTAATCGTCAGCTACTACGATAAGAAAGGCGAAGTTTCATTTAAACGCTATCGCGTAGATAACTTTGAGAATTGGACAGTAGCTGAAGATAACGACAGATACAGAGACCAAAACTTTAAAAACTGGGACGGCAGAGCAATCAAACGCAAACGCTCAAGAACTTACAACAAATTCAGTCTACTCTATTTTATGGACTCTCTGCCTGAAGCAGATAGAGAAGAGATCTTTGCATTCAACATGCCAAGAACATACTATGTCGATATTGAGACTGAGATTGTAGATGGCTTTCCAAGACCAGAAGAGGCTAAGAGTCGTATCTTAACTTTTTCGATCATTACACCAGAACGTAAAGCAATTGTACTTGGTCTAGATGACTTGAATGCAGAACAGATCAAGAAGATTGAAGATGACACTAACGCTCACTTCAAGAACTACGATCAAGACTGGACTTTTAGTTACTACAAGTTTAAGAATGAGTATGATATGCTCTATAACTTCTTGCACAAGTTCTTGCCTAAGTTTCCAATGATGACCGGCTGGAACTTTATCAACTATGACTGGCAATATATCGTTAATCGCTGTAAGAGGCTACAGATTGATCTAACTGAAGTTGCAATCACAGGAGCACTAGACAAAAAAGACTCAAGACCATTACACATGGGTATTCTTGACTATATGCAGCTCTATGATAAGTATGATCGTTCGGTTGCGGTAAAAGAGTCTAACAAACTTGACTTTGTATCAAGCCAAGTCTTGAATGTGGCCAAGATTAAATACACTGGTTCACTGCAAGATCTTTACGAGAACAACTTTCAAAAATATGTTTACTATAACGTAGTTGACTCGGTACTGGTTTATTATATTGACCAACAGTTAAAGTCAATGGAAGTCCTACTGACCTTATCAACTATTACTAAAATGCCACTCTATAAAGCAGCCAGCCCAGTTGCAGTAACAGAGTCTTTAATTGCAAGAAAGCTTGCAGAAGACAACGTTAAGATCGGCGTTGAGTATGACAAAGAGGACAGTAAGAAAGACGGTCAATATGAAGGTGCTTTTGTAAAACAACCAATCGTTGGTTATTACTCAGGAGTAAGTGCATTTGACTTTGCATCACTGTACCCATCGGTGATGAGGCAGTTTAATATCTCGCCGGATGCTTTTATTGAAATTGTACCGGAAGCTAAAATTGCCGAGCGCAGAAAAGATAATAACGTAATCGTTTGCGAGAATGGTGTTGTCTATAAAAAGGAAGATTCGATCCTAAAAAAGATCCTCAGTGATCTATATGCGCAAAGAAAGGAATACAAGAAGGCTTCATATGCTTATTATGAAAAAGCACATGAACTTCAAAAAAAATTTAGGCTCTAAATTTAGAAAGTACTAGCAGCCTACTTGATATATAAACAACAAGCAGCGCTGCTAGTATTTTTACAAGAAAAACGAACATGTCCGGATGAGGTCTACCCTAAAAAGCAGGCCTTTTTTAGACTAAAAAGAAATCTTAAAAAACACTAGCAAAAAATGTCACTATTTGAAGAAAGAATAGAATTTAAGCCTTTTGAGTACCCGATTTATTACACTGAGGGTTGGCTGAAACAAGCTCAAGCGTTCTGGTTACACACTGAGATCTCAATGCAAGGAGATGTAAAGGACTGGAACGAAAGAATGGAAGACCACGAAAAGAACCTGGTAGGCAATATTTTGCTAGGTTTCGCACAAACGGAATGTGCTGTATCAGACTATTGGACTGGTATGGTAACAAAGTGGTTTCCAAAACATGAAATCAAGCAAATGGCAATGATGTTTGGCTCACAAGAGACTATTCATGCCACTGCATATTCATATCTAAATGAAACTCTAGGACTAGAGGACTTCACTGCATTCTTACACGAACCAGCAACAGCTGAAAAGTTTGAGCATCTAACCTCAACCGAAGCTGATTGGACTCATGACGATCTTGCCGAAAACTCAAATGCAAGAAGACAAGTTGCTAGATCTTTAGCAATCTTTAGTGCCTTTGCAGAAGGCGTTTCACTCTATTCTTCATTTGCGGTACTCTACTCGTTCCAAATGAGAAACTTATTAAAAGGTATTGGTCAGCAAATGAAATGGTCAGTACGTGATGAGTCTCTACACTCTAAAATGGGTTGTCAACTCTTCAGACACATGACTGATGAATACCCAGATCTAAAAGAACAGGTTAAAGACGATGTTGTTAGAGCTGCTCAACTAATGGTTGAGATGGAGCACAAATTCATCGATAAGATGTTTGAAATGGGTAATCTTGAAAACCTTAAGAAAGAAGATCTTAAGAACTTTATTACCAAAAGAGCAAACGAGAAGATTGCAGAACTTGGCTATACGGATGGCCCTTTCATGGAATATGATGAAGAGAGTGCTAGTCAACTTGACTGGTTCTATCATCTAACCGGCGGCCACACACATACCGACTTCTTTGCAGTTCGACCAACTGACTATTCAAAAGCTGGTGAAGACGAAAACTGGGACGAAGATGACTTATTCGACTAATTAATTATACACGATGTTTAAAATGTTTAAAAAAGAAGATACAGACCACACTGAAGTGGTTAATTACGCAGCAGACTTAGGCTGGGAAATCGGAGTAGATTTTCCAACATGGGCTAACACTGAAATCTACGTAAAAACAATCAGCAGGGGCTATCTGTTAGAAGGTGAAACACCGAAAGATGCTTACTGGCGAGTTGCAACTACAACTGCTAAAAGACTACAAAGGCCAGAAATGGCAAGCAAGTTCTTTGACTACATCTGGAAAGGCTGGTTAAATCTAGCATCTCCAGTACTTTCAAACACTGGAACAGAGCGTGGTCTACCAATTTCTTGTTTTGGGATTGACGTAGCAGATTCAATTGCAGACATTGGCGGTAAGAACCTAGAGATGATGCTACTTGCAAAACACGGCGGTGGAGTTGGTATTGGTGTTAACCAGATTAGATCTGCTGGCTCTAAGATTCGTGGTAACGGAACCTCAGACGGCGTTGTACCTTTTATTAAGATCTACGACTCAACTATTCTAGCTACTAATCAAGGAAGCGTAAGACGTGGCGCAGCTTCAGTTAACATCGACATTGAGCACGGTGACTTTTGGGAATGGCTAGAAATACGTGAACCAAAAGGTGACGTTAACCGCCAGTCTTTAAATATCCACCAGTGTGTGGTTGTACCAGATGGTTTCATGCAAAAGGTAGAAGCTGGTGATAAAGAAGCACGTAAAAGATGGGCTGCTGTACTTAGAAAGCGTAGAGCAACCGGTGAGCCTTACATTATGTTTAAAGGCAACGTGAACAACGCAAACCCAGATGCTTACAAGAGCAACGGGCTAAAGGTTTATATGACTAACATTTGTTCTGAGATTGCACTACACACAGATGAGAACCACTCTTTTGTATGTTGTTTAAGCTCATTGAACCTGGCAAAATATGACGAGTGGAAAGACACTGATCTAATCTACACTGCAACCTGGTTCTTGGATGGAGTACTTGAAGAATTTATCCAGAAAGCAAAATACATGCGTGGTTTTGAGAATAGCGTGAGATCAGCAGAAAAAGGTAGAGCTTTAGGACTTGGAGTCTTGGGCTGGCACACTTACCTACAAGAACACAATATTCCATTCGAAGGCCTAACAGCTCAGTTTGAAACACGTAAGATCTTCTCTCAACTAAAGACTGAAAGTGAGAAAGCAAGCCGAGATCTAGCAAAAGAATACGGAGAACCATTGTGGTGTGTTGGAACTGGTATGCGTAATACGCACCTGAGAGCCGTTGCGCCAACCGTGAGCAACTCAAAACTTGCCGGTAACTATTCACCAGGTATTGAGCCTTGGGCTGCTAACGTATTCACAGAACAAACTGCAAAGGGTACTTTTATTCGTAAGAACCCAACGTTAGAACAAGCTTTAGATCTAATCGGTAAAAATACAAAAGACACTTGGGATAAGATCCTAGAAGATGGTGGTAGTGTACAAGGTCTAGATTGGATGGATGATTATTACGTACATATCGGTGAGGCTCTAGATAAAGATTGGGGCACTCCGATCCATAAAGATAAATTGAAAGAAGCGCCAGAAGTAGCCGAAGATCAGTTTATTCCAATGAAAGATGTATACAAGACCTTTAAAGAAATTAACCAACTTGAGCTGGTAAAACAGGCTGGCGTGAGACAACAATATGTTGACCAGGCAGTCTCGTTAAACTTAGCGTTTCCAATTGAGGCAACACCTAAGTTTATCAACCAAGTGCACCTAGAAGCTTACAATCAAGGTATTAAGACGCTCTATTACATGAGAACAGAGTCAGTACTGAGAGGTGATATTGCAACAAGAGCAATGGATCCAGATTGTATCAGCTGCGACGGTTAAGATACGCCAACTTGAAATAGAGTTGGATTTTAGGACCGTTACATCGTTAACGGATTTGAGCCAGGGAATTCGCTACTCCCTGGCTTTTTACATTTAGATTACAAACAAATAAGACGCTTCATGTAAAACTAACATGAAGAAGCTATTATTTACACTGGCCGTCTTGTTCACTAGCCTAAACCTTAGCGCAAACTGTGACTTTTCAGGCATTACCTTTAAGACTATTAATCAACAAGGTAACAATTACTATTTTCAGACTAACATGCACTCAGATTCATGTTGGTACTACACATTCACCGCCTACTCTTTTACAAATAAAGAAGAGTATAAATTAGATGATATGGGCGGTTGGACTGGAGTTACTTTTAATCAAAAAGGTAAATACGAGGTTCGGCTCAACGTCTTTAACGAATGTGAGAAATGCGATACCGTTTTCACAATCGACGTTGACATCACAGTCTTTAACAAACTAGGCTATAATTACGATATAGCAGCAAAGAACTGTAAGTACTATACGTTCGAGTTAGAAGACAGAAAAGATGAGTGCTATGAATATTACTATCAAATCTACAAGGCTGATGACTATATAAACGGCCTTTCTGATAAAGAGTGGAAAGAACTCGACGATTCAACACTCTATTTTACATACAGCTGGGCAGAAGAATTAATCGAGTACTACAGCACGGAATCAGAGAGAGTTTTAGACTATGAATTTAAAGATTCTGGCAGATACTTTATCTTACCGATGCTCTATAATAAATGTACCAGCATTGACACTTGGGCTTTTAAGAAGTTAAACGTCTGTCTTGAGTTTAAGACACTTGCTGTAAAAGATGTAGTCAAGACTCAAGAACCAGTAACAATCTTAAAGATTTATGACCTGTTAGGCAGAGAAGCCGATGAGATGGTACTCGGTAAACTCTACGTGATACTCTACTCAGATGGCAGAAGACAGAAGGTTATTAGGACCAAATAATTGAAACTGTTTGCCTTTTTCACATACAATAACTAAACATAAATTAAAAAATATGAAGTTAAAAATTGATCGTATTGACCAGCACGCGTTGACCAACTTTATCAATCGCGTTAAGCTAATTGACTCTTTCATCTACATGAAAATCACTAATGGTAGAATCGAGTCTTCTGTTTATTTACCGCAGAGAGATGCAGTAAAGAGCCATGTTGTAAACATGGACCAGATTTTCCAGACTAATGAGATTGTACCTAGTGACAAAGCTCTAAAGATTGCATTCTTCGATGGTGCTAAAGTTATTGAAGCAATCAAACACTTTGAACATGATGCTATTAAAGGTGAAATTGAATTCATCGAGAATGATGAAGAATACGTAGCATCTACGTTTAGAATCTACAACGATGAGTTAGAAGTTAAGCTATCTTGTTCAGAACCATCATTGGGCTTTAAAGATCTTACAAAAGAGCAACAAGAAGCTATCTTCTCAAGAGATAACAGTGCATTCAACTTTGAGATCGATACTCATATGATTAACAAAGTAAAGAACTTGTTTAATCTAGACTCAGAAGAAACATTCAGTATTAAAGCTAACGGTAAAGGAGTTAACGTTGATGGTAAATCATTTAGCGTTGTAATTAATCCAGAAAGCAAAGGCTCTGGTAATGCTACAGTCTATAAGAAGTATTTGAACCTGTTAGACAGGGAAGAACAAAATGTGTTCGTATCGAGCTCTAAAGTTGTCTTCCAGTCTAAGGATTCAGAAACACTATTAACTGTATCAACTTGCCAAACAGCTTAATAAATGGATATAAAAGAGTTAGAAAATAAACCAATAGATCAATTGACTGATGCTGACGCTAAGCTGCTTGTAGATCACTACAAGCAGCTTTCAGCAAAGTATACAGCTTATGAGCAGGCGGTTAAGTTAACTCTTAACTCGATCTACGGAGCCTTTGGTAACAAATGGTTTCACTTCTTCAATATCGACATTGCAGAGTCAATTACAAAACAGGGCAAGAATGCTATTCTCTACTCAGAGTCAATCTTGAACAAATATGTTCAAGAATTTTGGCATAAAGACACTGCAGTTCACGAGCAATTCGGTATTAAAGTAAAGGGTAAAATAGAGAAGCCAGCTGTAATCTACATCGATACTGACTCATGTTACGTTCAGTTTCAAGATGTTTATGAGTCTATCATCTGGGAAGATGAAAGTAAGAAGATGTCAATTGACGAGTTTATCTTAGCACTTTATGGCTTTAGACTTAATAATTATATTGTTAAGTGTATGGAGATGTACGCTGAGAAACGTAATACTGATAACTTCTTAATGTTTGAGCTTGAGACTATTGCATATAATGGTATCTGGATGAGCAAGAAGAAGTACATTCAGAATATTGCGTGGGACGATAAACTAGAGAAGACCGATCGTCATGCGCCTCTTAAAAAGATTAAGACAATCGGATATGATACCATTCAATCTTCAACACCTGCATTTGTAAGAGCAAAACTAGTTGAAGCACTTAAAATTATATTTAAGAGTGCTAAAACACCAAGTGCTGAAGAATTACAAGAACTCGTTCAATTTATGAAGCAGGTCAGAAAAGAGTTCCAGCTTGCAGATATTGACGAGATCTCATTTAACAGAAGGACAAACAATATTGAAAAATATATTGTTGACGATCAGATTGAATTTCAAGTTGGTCTAAAATGTCCGGCCAATGTTAAAGCAGCAGGTTACTACAACTACCTGCTTAATATGAACTCTAAATTTAAAACAAAGTATAAAGTAATTGGTAACGGTGAGAAGCTAAAGATCTACAACTGTAAGAGTCCAATCAGTGAAGTTTATGCCTATCTACCAGGTGAACATCCTTATGAGTTTGCACCAGAGATAGACTACGACACTCAGTTTGAAAAGGCAATGATTGACCCGTTAAACAGAGTACTTACAGCAATCGGCCTGCAGACACTTGATACTAATCTACTTTATGCATCAGCACTATTTTAATTATGGACAATTTTTACGAAGTAATCAGACAGATGACAAAAGACACGCCTAATGACTCACAATTAGGCAGTAAAATAAGACACTTGTTCTGGCAGATTGACAAAGAGAATGCTAAAAAGCTAAATGCTCAAAAAACAGCCTCTAATCAGATTGATCTCGAGGACATGATAAACGAAGTCAAAAATGGAGATTAGTATGAATAAAGAACAACATGAGTTTGTTCTAAAATATCAAAAGATCTACGATCGACTTGCTCAGCTAGAAGGCAGAATGCAGGAACTGCAGGC